GCGCCGCCTTGGAAGCGACCACTGCGTCCAGCTTTAGGCCCTTCACTTTATCCGTTTCACTTTCCGGCATGCCATCGTCATTTTTCATAAACCATGCCAGCACGTCGCCAAAACTACCGCTTGGTGCGTTGGTATATATCAACTTATCACCTTTGTACACTTTAAATTTTGCGTTTGGATCAAAAATTGGCATTATGATCCCTCCTTAATCACCAAGTAATACATATCCTGATTTTTAGAAAGATTTTTGTATTCCGATTCTGTTACTATCTTTAAATTGCTATCAGTGCCTTTATCACCTTGTGCCCCACGTGGAATAGTTACCACTGTCCCGTCGCTGAATGCAAGCTGTTTATCGCCGTTTCCCAACGTGGTCTGAGATGAGATGGTGAGAGAATCCCCTTTAGCGCCATCATTGATATTTACCAATTCTGCGTAATAGAAAGCCTCTAATCCTTTGTACTTGGCTGTAACGGAAGTTTCTATTCTGTCATATTTTCGTTCTACGTTGTCATAACCTTCACCTTCATCTGATTCATAGTCGGCATTCGTATACCTATTGTTTTCAACATCATTATTATCCGTATATATCAATTCATACTCAACGCCATCTTTCGCAGTCACTAGTTCCCCGTCATAATACGTTGCAAATCTCGCTATAACATTTTCTGTTTTGTGATTCCTAAACTCACCATCATAATAACAATACGTCTGTAGCGTATGACCGTCTTCACCTTTAGCACCATCGGCAATTTGAATAGACTGGCCATCAGAAAAAGCAACCGTTGTAATCCCGTTAGCCTTGCTAGTGCTGACTACACTAACTGATGTACCATCTTTTCCGGGTTTACCATCTGCTCCCTGTGGTCCTGTTGCTCCCTGCTTACCATCAAGCCCTCTCTCACCTTTTAGCTCAGCTTTCTGAGTCGGGGTCAACGCTTCAAACGTTACCTTTCCATCTTTTCCCTTAGGAACGATTACAGGATCCCCAGTGTTAAAGCGCAACACAATATTTCCTTCTGAATCGGGGTTAGCACTTAAAAGCTTTGCTGGTTCCCCAGTCAGCCCTTTATCCCCTTGAAGTCCTTTATCTCCTTGTTTTCCTTGATCACCTTTAGGTATTGTAACTATCGTATTGTCATTAAAAGTAAGCTCAGTATCCCCATTTTCTTTCTTGCGTTGGCTAATAATACGAGAAGGTTCTCCTCTTTCACCTCGTGGCCCCTGTTCACCTTGCTGTCCTTGATCACCTTTAATGGTATTTGCTTGTACATACGCCACTAAGTCCTTCTTAGCAATTGCTGTATAATCGCCGTAATCAACTTTTAATTCACCGTCTACCGTTACTTTCGTATCGATAGTATAGGTAAGAGTCATTACTCCATCCGATTCAGGGGTTACTTGATCCCCTACGGTGGCATTGGCGACAATATATTCAAATTCTTCACGACCCTTTACTTGCGCAAAAATCTTGATTTCATCAGCGGTAAAACCTTCCGTAATTCCTTTATTGGTTAGTTCCACGACTAGCTTAATAACTGATCCTGTTCGATTATTCCAATGCGGCATTAGTGACGCTTCATGATCGTTCACGGTAGCCCGTGTGATCGTCAAAGCTAGCCCGTTTGACTGCGCATAAGCAATCTCTTGTGCTGCTTGATCCGTGATTTTATGTTTAAAATTTGCCATCTACATACTCCTTTCTATATGAGATTGTATACCTACCGCAAAAGGTAAAATTGGCGCTTTCTCTACCTTCACACAAAAACTTAGCGTGTACGGTTTCCCAACCACGAACCCTTTCCCGTTATGTTTGATCACGGTGGCATTATGATCGGGTATAAGCTTTCTATCGACCGCCCCGTCAATACGGTTATTCGAGTACTTCAAATATCCATCTTGACCGAGAATATTCAAAGTCGCTTGATTATCTTCCTCTTGCTTATCCTTGATTGACTGGATTTTGTCGTCCACTCCGCTAGCTAGCTTCTTCGCTTCGTCCGCAATGCCTTTGGCTTCTTCTGCTAGCGTTTTTGTTCCCAGTACTTCACCAGCGATACTGTCGGCTTTCTGATAGGCTTTGTTGGCTTCATCCGCCACTTTTTTAGCAGCTTCTTCAACTTCTTTCATGCGTTTCTCAAACGCCTCTTTATCAAAGCCGTACCGTCGCCATTCATGTCCATTCCAAATCCATTGCACAAGTTCTTCGCCTGAGCTATCAAACCAAATATCGCCAGCAGACAACTTCACTTGTTTAGGATCAGGGGCAACCGCACTATAATAAGTCATGTGACGGCCATCTGCGCTGACATTGGCCAAAATTTTATTTCGCTCTTCCTTAGCAAGTTCAGCATTCACCTTCAGTTGATCAATTTGAGCTTGCAGACTCGATTGATTGCTTCCGTTGCTTTTGACCATACCAAGAGAATTGCAAGTGACTTCATGTTTAACTAATTGACCTCGGACATCATAGTAGCTCTTATAGCTAACAATCCGAACTTTTCTTTTAAATCGCAAGCCTTCATCAATCACCATGAGGCTATCTCCAGCTCGGGGTTGCTGATATTCATATCCCGCTTGTACTAAATCTTCCATCGAAAGACTAACGGAAATTGTGTAAGAGTTATCTACCTCATATTTTAAGCGTTTTTTTAATTCTTCTGGGTTTGTATAACGTTCATCAACAACTGGATCTCCTTCAAGCGTCCCGTATTTAGCAGCTAAAGGGCTGATATACTCAACTTCTAATCTACCTTTACTTTCATCATCTTTATCAAAGAAAGCACCGTATCCTTTCTTTTTAGTGATAAATTCACCAACCTTTTTTTCAATCTTTAATTCATTAAGATTTAAACCTTTCCGAACCACCGTCGACAAGTCGTTACCCATGCGTTCCACGATATTTACTACTGAACCATTAACAGAAAATTCAACGCCTGCCGTTTTTATCAAGTCGTAAAACAAATCAAGTCGATTCTTGTAATTGAATGATTGTTTGCTAAAAGCTTTCACGTTTGCACTTAGTTTATAACTATATCCAGTACCTTCAAAAAGAAAATGTAAGTAGTCCCGCATAGTATGACTACCGTCGTTTAAATAGCCGACTGCCGATTTTGAAAAAAGGTAGAAAAATTCATGCACTGCATCGAATTTTAATTCAAAATCTACGGCATTGCCTTCATGAACATAATCTACTGGCTGCGCAAAAATAAGGTAGTAAGTTTCACCTTTCCAAAGGATCTTGTATCCTAAATCCACCTCTGGTACATAATCAGAAGTGGCGTATATTGTTCCACTGATAGACTTCTCGCCGTTTACACCGTGTGTTTCTTCAACTTCCGCTAAAACACCATGTCCTTTGCCTTCAGCATCAATTAAATAAATCATACGCCGCCCCCTTACTTAAACAGTTCCTGATAACCTAGAATGCGTATCGTTCCAGAGAAATTGGTTTGAATCTGATTCACTCCAGGTAACAGCTCGAAATACTCGTAATTCGTCCATTGCGTAACGTTCTCGTAATTGGCTCCTTGATGTAACGCCCATGTTTCCATGGCCGAAATCTTGAAAACATCACTGCCATTAATAGCCGTTAAACTCTTATGTTCAAAACGATGTTTTCCAATCTGAACGTAAAAATCGCCTTTTTGGTCACCACTAGCCGTTAATTCTAGCACCCAAGGTACTTCAAGTTGACTTAGTGGTGCTGTACCTTTGTAATCAACACTACGACTAACATCTAAATCAACTGGTTTCGTTTCGCCAAAAGGCAAGCGGTCTGTTTCAAACTTCAATTGAAAAGAAAAAGTCAGACCAATTGCTGACTTTCCTTTAAAATCTGTTTCTATGCCATCAACACAAACAACATGATAGCGGTAATCACATGGCTCGTGGTGACGCTTTGAAAAATCTATCTCGCCAGTTGTTTGACCGGCTACCTCGAAACTGTATGCATCACTGACCGCCATCATTTCTGTGAGATAGTAACCGTCTTTGTCGATCAATAACCCATAAAGCCTTTCTAAAAGCTTTCGATTGGCCTTCTGATCTGCGACAGTGTACCACCCAGAAACTTTAATCTTTTTTGCTTCATATCTTCCACCATGACTAATACGCCCACTTCGTCCGCTCACTTTTCTATAATCCATTTCAAGACTAGGTGGACTGATTTCTACGTTAAATACTTCCAATCCTAAACCAGATAGAGTTATCTCACGCTTTTCATCGCTTGATGTGATTAAAATATCCATATCACTCCACCCCCTTACGCATAGTTAAAGTAAGCATTTTTCATCTGCTGCCGTCCCTTGGTCATTTCTACACTGGTGAAAATCTTTTCACCCACCAGTTCGTTAGAAACATAGATTTTCGGTTCTTGAATATCGACATCATCGAGTTGTTTCTGCATGCTCTTTAGGTCAGACATCACACCGCCACCAATAAGCTGTCCGTTTGTTTTAAAGACGCTATCGTTTTCAAAATTTTGACCAACAACCGCATCAGCATAATCTCTTGAAAGCTTCTCAGTATCTACTAACCAACTTTCAAAGCCATTGTAGAAGCCTTCACCAGTGAATCCACCAATTTCCGCCATCACTCGTGAAGGCGAGTGGATATCTAAAGCACTTCTGATAGTCGAAGCTACATTTGAAGCAATGGAAGAAGCCAAAGAATAAATGGCCCCTGCCATAGATGCCAAACCATTGTAGAACCCTTGACCAACGTTGCATCCAGCACTTTCCGCTTGTCCTGCTGCACTTTCCATGGCGGAAATGACATTGCTCATTGTAGATTCTGTCGTACTCAAAACTTGACTTAGGTTACTTTCTGTTAAACTGTTCATCTCTTGCATGGCACTTTCCCACGCATCTCTCATAGTGTCTCCACCCTGACGCACGGTATCCGCCATTTGATCAAATGATTCTTGCGTCGTATTAACGATCTGCTGCATAGATGACTGCATGGTTGATTCTAATTGTGACATGCAAGACTCAATTTGACTAAGCATATCACTAAATGTGCTTACTATGGCGCTTCCCATATCACTGATTGCTGCAGAAGCTTGATTTGCCCCGCTGCTAATAGTGTCTACCACTTGACTAATCGCACTCGAAACATCACTTGCCACTTGGGACATTGCATTAGAAATTTCACTTAGTGAATTTGAAATGCTTTCGCTTAAGCTTGAAAATGCTGCCGTAGCTGCTGCACTGAAATCATTAAACGCTGCTGTAATTCCTGCTAGGACATCTTGAATGGTTGATAAACTAGTCGTTAAGCCTTCAAACGCTACATTGGCAGTTGTTAACCCCTCCATCGAAGTTGTTACCGCCATACCAAAAGCAGTGAAAGCAGCTTCCAACCCTGCAAGTCCTTCCGTTAAAGTCATAAATGCTTCATTTAAAGCGGAGATGTTTTCCGTTCCAGCAGTTAAACCTGTCATCGTTGTTGTGATTGCTGTATCAAAAGCGGTAAAGCTTTCTCCTATGGTAGCTAAGCCAGTTTCTAAAGTGGTTAGCCCTGTTTGAAAAGTAGTAAATCCTTCAACAGCTCCGACCATGTTGGTCCCTATTGAAGTAATCGCTTCTCCAAAAGTCATTAATCCTTCCGAAACACTTGCGATAACAGCACTTATCGGAGCTAAAGCAGCACCTAAAGAGTCCAAAGCTTGAGAAGCACTTTGAACGCCTTCTCCAGCATCTGCGATTTTCCCTAATCCGATAGCTAATTCGGTTAGCGCTGCTCCAACTTTGAAAATACCTAAGCCAATTAACTGCCCAAGCGCATCAGCAAGTTGCTGAACACCTTCTCCAGCCATTTTTATTGATTCGCCAAAAGAACGTACCACATCTGCAACACCTTCAAGTGCTGAATGAATAGCGTCTCCGACATCTCGGATAACATCACCAATACTGTGGAAGATATCACTGATAGAATCGCCAAGTTGCCGAACTAACTCTGTAATTCGCTCAATGACCGGCCCAATTTGATTCACCACATTATTAAATGCTTCGATTAAAGATTGTAAAACTGGTGCCACTGCTTCCACCATTTCGGTGACAGAAGGGATGAACGGTGCTAAAGCTTCTACACACCGAACAATTGCGTCCGATACAATTTGCGCCAACTGATTAAACGCCTCCATAAACGCAGGCAATATAGGCGCTAAAGCTTCCACGATTTGTACAATTGCACTCGATATTGTAGAAACGACTGTTGTAAAGCACTCTGAAATGATACTTACTATCGGTGTAATTGCTGTGGCAACTTGTGAAAGTGCACTACCTAAAGCTGTGACAAAACCACTAAGAGCGCCAATAATTGAACTAATAGCATTGCCTAAAGCATCTACCATAGGCGCTGCCGCTCCCATAGCTACTCCAAAAGCAACCACTAAAGGCGAAAGGTTAGCTAAAGCACTTGTCACAATTGGCAGAACTCCAGCAACTTTTAGAAAAGCATTCGCCAACGCATCAATAACGGTGCCGACTACTCCACCAATCGCCCCAATGACGGTAGAGATTGCATTTCCAAAGCCTTCTAAAATAGTTGCAACACCTTGTCCTTGGGTTGCAAGTAAAGCAAAACTAACCACAACAATTCCAATAGCTCCCCCTAAAGCAAGTAAGGTTGCAGGGTTTACGATTGCCAAAGCTTTTCCGATGCCTTGAAAAGCAGTGGATAAACCTTGACCGATTCCTTTTGCTGCCGTAGCTATCGCCGTTCCTAAAGGCTTAATAATTTGTGCTACGCCTTGAAATGCAGATTTTAACCCTTGACCAATTCCTTTGGCTGCCGTTGAAATTCCTGACCCTGCTTGTTTTATGATGTTACCGATGCCTTTAAACAAGTTTGAAATGGTTAATTGCTTCTGCTTTACACCATTGACCGCTTGATCCATAGCCCCTGTAGCCTTGACTTTAAACCAATTAAAAGGATTGATCCACGTTTTGACTTGTTGCGCAAAATTAACAGCTGCTAAAGCCATTGGCATAACTTTTAAAGCGGTAAACACGCCCAGTAGAGCGGAACCGAATGCTGTTAAAAGTGGTGTAGGAATCATTTGCGCAAATTTAGCGAGTGAGTCCACAAGAAAGAGAACCCCTCTTGCAACAACCCCTACAACCGTCCCTAAAGTCTCCAAAGTGTCGTTCCCTGTAAATCCATCAAACACATGAGCTAGTGCTTGCCCAACATTTTGCAACGTCTCCCACAAAGCTTCAAAGGCTCCTGTATCTGAAATAGCTTTAAACAACACTTTTACTTTTTCAACAATAGATTCTACCATTTGAGAAGCCTTTTCAACGATGGCTTGAAAATCAATTTTGTCAAAAACGTTATTGAGCTTTGCTGCGATTTCGTCAACATTAATCTTGTCCATTGCGTTACTTACTGCCACAACCGCACGAATCCCTGCACGGTTAAATGCTTCAAAAGCGGGTTTTAATTTGGTAGACAAACCTTCTCTTAACCCATCAACTGCTTGCCCAATTGTCTTGAATTTTGTCGCCATTTCACTGAAGTGTTCATTAGTCCCAACTTCGGCAACTGCTTTTGCAAAGTCTTTTGATTTGATTTCACCTTTTGAAACAGCATCCAAAAATTCCTCTAGGCTATATCCCATGTGCTTTGCAACGGCCGCCATCCCAGCAGGGGCTTGTTCTAGCATAATCCGAAAGTCTTGCCATTGAAGTTTCGGCTTAGATAAAGCTTGTACCATTTGTGTGGATAGTGATTTCATCGCTTGCTTAGGATTTTCAGCAGAAGCAGCCAAACCACCCATGCCTTTTACGATTTGCTCTGCTCCATCTACACCGATAGCTGCCATTTGAGAGTAAGAACTCGCCATATCGGACGCAGAATAAATCGTTTGTTGAGCAAATTGTTGTAAAGAACTCTTAACAGACTCGATTTCGCCACTCGACTTGCCGACCATTCTCAAGTTACCATCAAATGTCTGCCAAGCCTTGGACGAATCGTTCATTTCACCAATCAGTGAGGTAAATCCACCGCCTAATCGGCTTAAAGCCCCTGTTAAAAGGTTACCGCCAACAACCGCCCCGAGCATCGACTTACCAAAGCCACCACTTATCCGACTACCGGCACTTTCGGCGGCGCTTTTAGCCCCTTGAAAAGCTTTTTGCGTCAATCCTTGAACTTTACCCATTGCGGCTTGATAACTACTAATATCCGCACCAATGACTGCTTCAATAGATCCTGTTTTCATGTATTTCACCTCCTATGTTTAAAGTATTCATTTAGTTCCCGTACATTTTCAGCAAACAGATGAGCGTCTTCTTGGACACTTTCAACATTAAATGCTTTTTCGATTGTACGTTCTTCTTTCTTTTGATTAAATAAATCGTTGATTTTAAGGCGTTTCTTGTTTAAAGCCACTCGTAAATTAGCCGCTAAAGAAGCCAACTCACTTCTAAAATCTACTCGTCGATATTCAAGCCCTTTTATGACGGCTTGCAGTTCTAACCGAGTGTAGGACATGATCTGGTTAATGTCCGTTAACCCATGCCGAGCACACTTTTCAATTAAGCGATAGCGGCTTTCATCATTGAAAGCTGCTCTTTCACTTGAACCGCCTGTAATTTGCTTTCTTCGTCGTCTTGGGCTTCTAAGAATTCTGCTCCCTTCGACATCATCTTGATATAACTTGAAATCTTCGCTTTGAAAAAACCGCTTGCAACCATTTCATCCTGTAAATCTTTGAATAGCTTGTCATAGCTTTCTTCCGTATTTTCGATACCAATTCTTGCTTCAATAGCTGCTAAAATATCTTCTTCTTTAAGCTCTGGACGAACCAATTTTATAAGTTCGATAATTGCTTCATCATCTTGATTTAAAACACTCACAAAGAAATTCCCGACGCCGTTATTATTCGAAATTCCTGTATCTTTGCTTATGGTTGCCATTGCACGATTAATCTTATACATCAAACGATAATTGAATTCGATAGTGACATTGTTGTTGTTAACTAATAAATCAAAAGACATTTTTTAATCTCCTTTTCTGATAAAAAATAAAAAGGGCAAGTTTTAACTCACCCCTTTCTTTTATTAACCACGTTGAATATTATTATAATCGCCAGTACTCTCCCCTGGATTTTGATAAGTATAAACAGATTCAAGCATGCCGATCGCTTGATCTGTCAACGGAAATTCCCCATCTTTGAGCGAATCAATAATAGATAGGGTGTAGTTGATTTCTACTAAATCTTCAACCCCACTTGACTCTGAACATTCCGAAACTTTTGCATAACCGAATTTTGCAGGGTATAGCTTAGTTCCTTCTTCTGTACCTTTCTTAGCTGCATCTTTGTCAACAATTACACGCCAAACTTTAACTGAATCCCCAGTACGCTGTGCATCTTGAATCACTTTAAGTGATTCATCGCCTGCCACACAGTATTGAGTCAGCTCGATTTCATGTTCGTCTGTCCCTTTTTTTAACACCCGCCCTTGTTGCGTCTGTTCATCAATGAAATCACCGCCAAATGTTGTCTCGCCGTCTGTGCGATAGGCAGGCATCAACGCAGGAGACCCCACTTTATCATGAATTGATTGAATAAAATAAAAAATATTTTTCCCTGAAATAGGTGATCCAGTCGTCACCTTAACGCTTTCTGCCATTTAAATCTCTCCTTCTTTAATTAAAATACACGCTTTGTTAGCTGAATTACGATATGAAACACTTCTCTACCTACAGAATCATCAACCAACATCTCACTTGTAATACGACTTGAACGACCTAAATATCGAATCGCTTTCATTCTCACTTCTTCTGCTTCTAAGCGCTCATCACCCGGCATGAAGATATCAATTTGTTGTGTGGTATCTTCAATCACTTGTCCGCTTTGAGCGGTAAGATGAGTGTTAGCCATTGTTGACCCTATGACAATAAAAGGTTCTAGGACGCTTGGGTCTGGCAGTTTGAAATAAATCGCCATTTTTAGTGGTTCTAGTCGTTTTCGTAAATCTGCTAAAAAAGCTGTAGTGGGTGAACATTTTTCCATAAGTCACCTCTACTTTCCAAACATTCTTTTTAATAACGCCATTAGTCTCGGATCTTCTTCTTTTAAGGATGGCAGCATAAATGGATGGGCATTCATCTTCCTTGTTCCCATCTCTTGATAAATAGAATAATGAACAGGAGAAATGACCTTTGCTTGTAACTCTCCTGTTTTTTCACTGTAGATAGAATTTGAAAGGTGTCCTGTATCAAAAGGCGCTTTTATTTTTGCCCCTTTTTCAACTCGCAAAGCCGATCGCTGAATGACCCTTCCAACCGCTTCCTTCACTTCTGGTGACTTCCTAGCTACCGCTTTTAAATAGTTATTTAGTCCATTTGTCTTGTAGCTTACTTTCATACGACAATCACCGTACTGTTCTTGTGATGGATTATTGCAACGGGTTTTAAGGTTACCCCGTTATACTCAACAGTAACGATACTTCTATACACCCCTTGAACATGAAGCTTAAACTTATCAGGATTGTACTTCCCAAAGAAACCCATTTGTTGTTGGTTGGTTAAAGCACTTCGCATACAAGGTACTTCTTTAACTGTGGGTTTGCAAGGCTTAACTTCGCCCAAAATATTAACTTCTTGCTTATCACACTTACCTTTTAAGTGCAACCGCACCCGATCGTTATAGATCATACAATCACCGCCCTAAATAAACCGTGCAATGCCTTTAGAACGATATTTACGATTCTTAGCAAAGTCTTTTAAGATATCCTCGTACTCAGCTAAATACGAAGGCTCCCAAGTAAACGACCGTCCTTCCTCGCTGTCTGCAGTTGTCCCT